GCGACCTCCATAATCTGACTAGCCTTTTCCTCGGCGACCTTCAGAATTTGTGTAGCCCTTTCCTCGGCCTTTTTCTCAGCTGCAGTAGCCCTTTGAATGAGTTCCGTCAAAATCTCATTTCCCTTTCCATCTGTAACCCCTTCAGCCCTAACAAATTTTTGATCGATAAATCGTAAAAATTGATGGCGATCTTGAGACCGCTGATGCTGATGCACGTCAGGCTGCGGTTGGTTCTGCGGAAACTGCTGAACATGCTGCCGCTGATTTTGAAAATGCGGCTGATGATACACGTTATGCCGCGGTTGGTTCTGCGGAAACTGCTGAGCATGCTGATGAACATGCTGCCACGTAAACTGCGGCGGAGGGAGGTAACGTTGCAGCACAGGCGGGATATTTTCAAAACGCCGATCTTCCCCGTAGCGCGCTTGAACCATTTCGGGTCCGGAAGCCCCTATAGGCACGTTTGCTTGTACTTGAGGTGACCGCACCTGAGGGACATCTTCTCTATCATGCTCATTTCGCGGCGTCGATCTTACATTACGTTCCACACGACTCGGCTGGGTTTGCTCTTGAGCATCAACCTGAGATGGTCCCTGAGATGGTACCTGAGATGGAAAAGTTACCAACACATTAGCAGCTTCATCTGATGTCATGGGTCTATCGCCACAGTTCGAACGGCGTTTAGTCATCACGTGTGCTTTCAGATCTGTCCTTTTCAGGAAGCGATGCGCGCGGTCGTGTGTTGGTCGCACACGGCAGATCGGTGTGAGAAATGCGGATTTTTAATTTTAATTTAAATATCCTTACTTAATCGACGCTGGTGCGTCCACGTCGCCCAAAAATGATTCGCTGTGCCAACTATATTTTTTTCCGACGCTGGTGCTTCCACGTCGCCCAAAAAAATCGCCACGGTTTCCAGAATATGTCAATCGATTGAGGATTCATCATTTCGGAAAAAACATCAAGACAATTTGAAGTCAGTAGCTATTTTTTTATGCAGTGATTCGATATCGTGTCGAATACTATCTTCACCCACGACAATGTCTACGTTTGGATCACAGTATGATTTGCATGATTGTACGTGTTGTTTCACTTTCTTGCTGAAAGCCGACTTGATAGAAAGTTTGTTGAACACGGTGGTAAACTTTAATTTATCGACTTGTTTTTGTTTTGAATCGAGTACAATTGAATTCAATGACATGTTGAGCAAATAGTTGTTGATATTCTTTGTTTCACTAGAATATTCAAATTGCTGATCGTCGTTTTCAACGAGAAGTTTTAGAATACTTTTATACACGTCTAAGTCTTCAGAATGGCCCTTGTTTTTTAAATCGAACAATTCAAGAGCATTTTCGTAAATGACGAAGCTGATGATGCCTGTAAGGTTAAGTGATACGAACTTATCATCTATACGATGTTTAAGAAAGTAAGATACCAACTCGTATACATTCATATCGTTGAAATTACCCATAAAATCGTTTGCTTTGTTTTTAACGTTTTGTTGATCTTGATCACTTTGTATTCTAGAAAATGCTAATGATTGGAGAATTGTCCGAATGTTGCATTTTTGTTCTTTGATTGTTTGCATTATCGTGTCACAATCAAATATGTGGTCCAGACCATTTTTGTCTACAATATCGCTCACAAGGATAATGCAATCACTAAGTGAAATACGATTCAATTTGACAAACTTTGCCCCGAGTTTTACGCTTCTGCGAAGCTCTTGAACTTTGAGTTCCTCCTTTGACTGACATGTGACAATTATAGGCACTGTTGAAGTCTTCAGACTTGAAATAAATGATTTGTCCATCAAGTGAATGTCATCAATCAGTATTAATTTCTTTTTAAGGAATATTAAATCTTCGATAGAACGTTTGGTCGTAAAATTCATAAAATCTTTTTGGTAGTTTCCATAATTTGACAGTCGCAATATCTCAGTAGACGCTTCCAATTGTTTTTCTATGATATTGAGTATAGTAGTTTTTCCAGTCGCAAGATTCCCAGATACGATAAGTACGGTACCCGGGTTTTCGATGAAGGCTTTAATGTCACGAACTTGAACGAAGTTACTTTTAAAGTCTCCGAAATCAAGAGGACGATGAAAATCAGTCAAACTACTCATATAGTAATATTCGGATCATGTCTTTAAACTGTTTTGTAACCGGTGCGCTTGCAATATTTCCATATTTTTCGACCCATATAATAATGCTGAGGTCAAAAGAAGATATAAATCAATGTGTTGAACGTTTTGGCGTCCTAGACAGTATATACCGCCGTCATAACATACGCGGTGACAAAATGATGTATGTCGACGATTCATATGGGGAATTTATACCATTCTTTCATGTCAAATCACATGAACAAATTCATTATTGCAATACTTTGCGTCAAAACATATTTAAGGAGGGTTTGTTGAAATCGAAAAAACTACGTTCGAAAGTTCATGAATTCGAATTGGGGGATGAAAATGTACCTCGCATCAAGTGTGGTCTTTTATTCATCAACTGTACCAGTGACAGATTGGTGAGCGGTATGATCGATAACGTCGAACTGGGTGGCATGTTGATCACTACTTTCGAGTGTAAATCCGACAATTTAATGAGAGGTTTTACAAAGGCTAGCTGTATGGATGGATTACATGTGTATAAACGTGTCGATTGTCCGTTTCATGTGAAATCAGGGAATCTATTCGACAAACATGTTGTTATGAAAAATAAGTTCGAGTATAAATGTACGAGTGATGTCGACGTGTCATTGAACATTTTTCGCGTGAATGAAAATAGAATACGAGTGTCTGGTCTCATGATGGATGATTCCTCTTCGTGTCAAGTTGAAGTTGATATATACTCGATCGATTCTTCAAATAATGTTAGATTACTCTTCGAATTAAACAGGCCTATACTTTGTGAAACGGAGTACGAAATGCCGTTTGAAATAGGTGCTAAACACGATGTTGTTGAACAATTCATACCTCGTGTGATCTGCCAAACGTTGAATGAAAATATCACTTCTAGCATGCACTTCAAAACTATTCTGAACATTCAAATGTTAAACCCCCAATACTCGTACGAATTCTACAACGGTAGAGACAGACGCAAGTTTATATCAGAATATTACAATAAAGATGTCCTCGACACCTATGACGGTTTGGTCAGTGGCGCATTCAAAGCAGACCTTTTCAGGTATTGCTGGCTATATAAAAGTGGGGGGATATATGTAGACTGCAAGATGATTCAAAGGGTGCCTTTTAGTGAGATTATTGATGGGGAAGACACGTTATATCTTTGCGAAGACAGAATACCGAATGCCTACCAAAACTGCCTCATCGGCGCGCAAGGGAGACAAGGCGATATGCTCAGAAGCATCGGCGAGTGCGTCCGTCGATATAAATTAAAAATTAATCATCGGGTTTCGTTCGGAAGTTTGTATCACACCGGCCCGTATCTATTTTACCATTGCATGAAGGAACATGCGACCAAAGCTGCGTTTAGGGGACCATTCCGCGATTTGACTTACAGCCGAACCGGAATATATTGCAAAAACACGGGTTTGTTATTATTCAACGTATGGTTCAAGGACTATTACCAAAATTACACCAAGATCCACGGGAAAAAAATATGGAGTCAAGACTGGGCTGAAGGGAATATTTATTATTCGGATAAATTCAATCTGGAAAATTGTGAACAATATTCAATTCGAGTTCATCCGTCTGAATCAGTTTCTAATCTCCAGGACCTGAAATTTGTGTATAAGGACGGTGGGTTCATATACAACAATCTCAAGAATAATCTTCGGTGTCAATTGTTCGACGAATATCAGCATATTGATCAAACAGTCATGGTAGAAAAAAACGAATTGAGTTAGATCGATCTGATGAAACGCCAATTCAAATCTTCGCAAATTTTACGCCATATAACTTCTTGTTGCATCAGTTTCTCACGGGATTTTAGCAAAGGAAAGTATTGAAGCAGAGTATCCTGTCCAAGTAACTGAACAAATTTATGTAAGATATAACTATAGCTGAGAAAGTTCTTTCTTATCAGAGGAGCATGTCGCAAAAAGGGGACCTGAATAAGAGCAAACATTTCTTTTAACTTATTCTCTAGTTCGACGCTCAAATATGGATTGGGGTTCCCGGTAATCCTATTAAGTATGAACGGAATGTGCTCGTAGTACTTATTAACCTTCAGCTTCTTTAATATCTCCTTCACCTTTTGTCGAGTGATTGTTTTGAAATCTGTAATCCGTTGTTTCTTTAGCTCAGCTAGTATAGCTTCGAACACCTCCTCAGGAATATCGGTCGTTTCTTTTCCCTGGATTTGATTCAACCACTCTGTATAATGGTTGATCCTTTTGTAACTGAAATAGCTGATTTCCTTGGGAGGATCCTTGTATGATGGTTTCTCATTGTCGGTTATTACTTTCTTGACAGTCCAGCAATTCTCACAGCAATACATCGATTCATTAATATACAATTGCAAATCTTCATTCCCACAGAAAGAACATATCGTCGGATCCGTGTTGACAACACTATTATCTATGTAATTTTCGTCAGTGAAAGACAGGTATCTCTCGAGTAATTCGGCTCTGTTGTTCTCGTTTATAGATATGTTTGCACTACTCGCGCCGTTTGCACCGTTCGCGCCGTTCGCGCCGTTTGCACCGTTTGTTGTATCCCCAGTGTTCGTTATTTCACATGTAGATTCTTCGCTGGTATTTTTTGTGAAAAAGTCAACAACACAACGGCGATTTGTATTTGAAGAGGAATCTACGATTTTGTTTTTTCTAGAACTCCCAGCTGTACTTATGTTATTACTATTGTCCAGCAAAGAATAATACTCAAATAATACGTTTCCAGTTTTTGTAAAATAATCAATCTCTGCACTATTATCGTCGATATTTTTTATCTTACACTGTAATTCCGAAATGCTGTCGCTTAAATCGATCATATCAAGCAGATCAGAATCGTCAAGATCTCTCTTGGGGCGGTCTTTTATTAAATTTAACTTGCTCGTCAACAAATGAAGTTCTTCTTCATATTCTTGCTTTTGAGTCTTTAGAGTGTCAAACTCTTCCATCTGAGTCCTGTGTCGTAAATCCAGCGTCTTCGATGTCACTTTGTAATTGCATTGCCTTTTATTCTTTTGGAGCTTCTTCATTGGATAATCATTTCGATTTACCTTTAAGTGCATTAGCTGCGGCACTCTGCAGACAGGTTGAAATCTTTGTCAACTTTCAAATCTATCTTTCCTTCATCCAAGAGACTTTTGATCTGTCTCCCGATTTCCACGTTTTCTTGCAAAACCGCCTCGTTTCCGGATTGTGGCAAGTTTGGCATGAAAGCGAAAAATGCTACCATCTTTTGCGCATAACTCATGCTTTTATCTTGCATGATCCGTTTAATGTGCGGCGGAATCGCGTTTGGATCCATCTTGGTCTCCTTTCATAAATTAGCCTTAAGTATGTTTTATGTTCCACTCAAAGTTTCCGAAAATAGTATATCTGGGCGGATTGGTCCCAAGTAACTTGAGAGTCCCGTACAAGGGAAAAATCCCGCTATCGCCCTCGCCATGGCATCCGCTGGTGTCACAATCCGAATGATCATTAATGTAACAATCATTTACTTGATTAAAAAATAATGGATGGATCGATGAATTGAGATTAACAATACCAGTGCCGCTACTAGATAGGGAGGGTTTCACGCCTCTAGTCGAATCAACGGCAGCCTAGCTGCTATGAGATTAGAAAATTATATTTTTTAATTTCATATTATTCATTCCTCTAGTTTTTCTACACGTGCAATCAGGGATAGGACGAGTGCTTCGAGGTTTTTCGTTTTGACCTTTTCGGCTTGGAGATCCTCTTCCATTTGCAGGGTTTTAACCTTTTCGGTTTGGAGTTGTCTGTCCACCTCTTGGAGAGCTGCTGTGGCGACTGTGTATATAGCAGATTTTTGGAGATGGTAGAAATCGTCAACGTGTTGTCCCCATATGAATATTTCACCTGTAAACTCATATTCTTCTAATTCGGATGTTTGGAGAGCTTCTACGATTTTTTCAAGATCTTCATCTATTTCAAGTTGTGTAGAATTTAGTACCGACTTTATCTTCAAAGTCTGTCTCTTATCATCTTGGTCGATGTATATGATACTATCCGTTTGATTCAAATTACTTGTGTCAAAATCTTTGAATGTAATAGTATTATTTTCATGATCAACAGTAGCATGTCCATATATGTTTGGTAGGTCCCCTTCACTCACATCAATAGCTTCTGGTATCAACTCTTCTATTTCCTGTGCGATGAACCCAAAAACGCGTTTAGTTCCCTTTTCCATTGTGTCTACGTATCCATATGTTTTAGGTTGTATCTTACGAAGCAATTCTAATGCAGATCCGTCATCGACATCCACGATATCTGTTTTAATGCGACGATCACTTGTCACTTGCAATTCAGAACATCTCATGTGATGTTCTGCGTATACACTTATTGGTCGGTCAGCGGTGGTTATAGAATTACCCGAGACTTTACTATAATACCTGGCATTCATATTCGTGTATTGGTATCCAGAAGCATAAACTCTATTACTTGTTTGAATCGCATTGTTAACATAGAGTGCTTTACTACCATATGTCCTAATCCATGTCGAGTCTTGCATGTGCCACCCCCCACCATAGCTCTCGAAATATATCCCATTAACCCCGTTCACCCTCAACCAGTCCCCACGCACGTGGCAACCGTTATCGGCGTAGATGCGATCGTCAGCCTCTATTGTACTACTAGTGTAAATATACCCATTGGCCCTAAATGCACCACAGTTGAACTGTTCGTAAGCAGTTCCCGGATTATTTGCACAGGCTATAGCCCCGCTAGATTCCAATACCAATTGTGAGGCTACACGTCCACCCCAATGGAAACCTATACGTGGAGCTCGAGACCATTCAGTGCCACCGGTGGCGCCCTCTAAATTATATTCACGAATCTCGAGTGCTGCTGTATTATAACCAGCTGCGTAATGATTGCTATATGGTCTCACTCTATTAATGTGCGCCTGTGTATCAAGTGTAACCGCGCTCGCCACTGAACCCGAGATTCTAGCAGCTGGAACTACACCCAGTGAAATCGAACCATTGTTATCAATGGCGAATTTATCAGAATTATTTCTACGAACTCGTAGAAGTTCGGTGCTATTCGATCCCGCTGTGACATACCACCTGTTACTGTGGTATTCAAGCTTCCCAACTCCACTACCAGGGTCACCTGTCCACGATGATGATGCCTGACGGATACTCGCTGAGGTGCCTAGATAAAGTTGTGATGTGGTGGTTATCTTCCCTCGTACTTCTGTATCTCTTCCAAGTTGAATTGTTCCACCTGAATACCAATTACAGTATAAATTACCATTCGCCGCACTATCAATATGTAAATTGCCATTTGAAGTTCGCACACGAGCAATGTCATCACTATTTGTGGATGACCAGCCACCTATCATCAACCAGGCGTTATAAGATGCATTCTGGCACCTTAGTGCAGGCTCATCTGAATTAAGCCAAGTTAGACTCACGTTTGTACCCACTGTATTATCGACATCTGTTCTAATATATCTGTTGTCGATTCCTAGAGAACTTATCATTCCTGAAGCGGTATTTTTTCTGAGGTAGTTGTCAGTGCTGGAGTAAAAGGTGTTGTCGCTATTTCTGTCCGCTGTTGCGTGGTTCATATTCAGGTGGTTAGCGTAAACATGAGCTGACATTCGAATGCTTCCGTTTACATCCAGGGGATATCCAGGATTTGTCTTTCCAATGCCAATATTACCATTTGAGCTTGTAATTCCATCAACACCTGTTGCAATAGTTATGTCAGCAGAACCATCAAAAGCAACACCATTTATATTTCTAGGTGTCTCAAGTCGTGTTGCTTTATCAGCGCTACCTGTCTCGATGGTGATATCCCGTGTGCCGTCGAAGTCGACGCCGTTAATTTTTCTCGGGGTTTCAAGTCTTGTCGCGAAAGTCGCAGAATCGGCGTTGCCACCCAAGGCAGCGAAAACTTTGTTACAGTGCAGCTCCGACGCCGTGGTGAAAGTGAAAGCCAGGTCAGGGTCGTTGCCACCTGATTCCCCGCCGACGGCCAACGATATGTTCGTATAGTCGTCATTGGCCAGTCCCCAGTACCAGTCTCTGCCAAAACCTTCGGAGTTTGTACCGTACACGCGATAAAGCTTCGTAAATTTACTGCAGCCTTGTCCTGT